TATCGCAAGACATAGGACTGCTGATATCTGGAAACAAAAAAGAAGTAAAAAACGTGATACTTATGGCATGATTTATCGTGCAATTATTGAACCAATTTGCTACGTAGTAGGAAAGGTATAACATGGGACAACTATTAGTTCCTGCAATGATAGGTGCAGGTGTAGGTGCTGCAGGCGGTATTGCTACAGGAAAAAACCCATTTAAAGCAGCTTTATTAGGTGGTGCTTTAGGTGCAGGTGGTGCAGGTTTAATGGGTGCTGGTGGTGCAGGTGCTGCTGCTGGAACTGCTGGTACTGGAGCTGGCTCAGGTCTTATTGGCGGTGCAAATCTTTCTACTGCTGGTGGTCTTGGTATAGGTAGTGGTGCTACAGGTGGCTTAGGCGGATTAGGTAACTTTCTTTCTAGCATAAGAGGCATAGAAACAACTCCTGTAAGCATGGGAACAGGTGGATATGCTTCAGGCATAGGTGGTCAAGCTATAGGTGGTATGGGTACATTACCAGGGCAATCACTTGACGAAATATTAAATCTTAATATCCCTAAACAAAATCTTGCAGATATAACTAGCCCAGAAGCTATTGCAAATAATGCTTTTTCTAATTCTAAATTTCAATCATCTGGTTTATTTGAACCATCTAGCTTTCGTAATTTAGATACTGGAACAAGTGTTGGCGCACCATTTTCTACTGAAGCGTTTACTAACAATCCATTAATGGCACAACAAATAATAAACAATGCTGGACAAACAGCTTCTACATCATTTTTAGATAACCTTGGATTTGGTAATTTATCAACTATGGATAAAATTGGTTTAGGAAAAATGGGACTAGATGTAGGTCTTCCAAATCAAGCACAACAAATGATACAACCAGAAACAAGACCTGTTATAAGAGGTAATCCAGAAATGGTATCATCTCCATTATTTAATGTAGGACCTAATGTAGGTATGCAAAAAGGTAATGAAATAGGTTTGCCAAACTTAATGACACGTATGCCTTTAACAGAAGAAGAGCTTTTAAGATTACAACAACAATTGCAAACAACAGGATATAGAGGAAGATAACATGGCATTTTTTGACAATTTTACTAATCCTTTAGAAGGATATAATATTTGGGGAACAAGATTACCTGATTATTTAACTGGAACTCCTGCATCAGGTGATACTCCTGCGGTTAAAGGAATACTTACTCCAGAACAAGCAACAAAACTTAAAAATCAATCATTATTTCAAGGTGGTTTGGGAGCTATTGCTACCTATTTATCTCAGCCTAAAAATCAAGGATATGGTTCAGCATTGCCTTATTTAGGCAAAGCATTTTTAGGTGGTATGAGTGCATCTGAAGGAGCAGCAGAAAAGGCTATATCTAATTTAAAGACACAAAGAGAACTTCAACAATTTGCTTTAAAACAACAAGCCATGAATAGAATTATTGAAGACCCTAGAGTTAAAAATGACCCTGTATTGCGTGGTTTAGCTGAAGCTGGTGAATACGATAAAATTTCATCTATGTTGTCACCAACTACTGATATGAAAAATTATGAAGAAGCTAAAAAAGGTGGATTTAAAGGAAGTTTCTTACAGTATCAACAAACAGTTGACCCATTTAAAGCAGCTATGTACGAATGGACAACCGGTCAATCATTACCTGGTCTTGGTGGTGGTAAAAATATGACAGGCACTCCAATTAGAGGTCAAGGTGGCATGAATCAATTAATAACAGTTACTGACCCAAATGGAGTTGCTCATCAATTTCCAAATCAAGCTGCTGCAGATGCTTTTAAACGCAGAGCTGGAATTACTAATTAAGGATAAATTATGGCAGATATAGACTATAGTGCATTAGCACGTGAAACAGGAGCTATTGATAGCGTAAATACTCTTGTACAACCACCAAAAGGTATTACAGCTCCATGGGCAAACTTGTCACCTAAAAACCAAGAGACTTTCCAAATCAGAGAACTTGACGCTGGAAGAAAAAGAATTGACTCAATTAATGAAGTATTAACAAAAGGTCAAGATGTTTTAGAACAATTAAAGCGTTTTGGTGAAATTAATAGAAGAGAAACTACAGGAGGTTTAGTTGAACAATTTACTCCAGAATGGTCTATTCTTCATGGTTCTGATATTGATGAAATGAGGAAAATTCAACAATATCTTGGTCCTAAACAAAAAATAGAAGGTGCTGGTTCAACATCAGATAAAGATATTGCTCTTTATTTAAATGCTTTACCTTCTCCTGATAGTAAAGGAAGTACAAATAAAAATATTCGTGCAGCCTATCAAAAACAATATGACTATTCTTTAGCTAAAAAATCATTTTTAGAAGAATATTTAAGTGCAAATGGTCATTTAAGAGGTGCTGACTCTGCATGGGATAAAAATAATAAATCATATATGAAACAAATGTTTGGTCCTAAAGGCAGTAGAGCTGAATATTCAAGAGAAACAGAAGGACAACCAGCTCCTGCAGCAGCTAAATTTTTAGGTTGGGAACAATAATATGCCTATAGCAAAAGTTCAAATGCCAGATGGAAGAATTGGTAGGTTTGAAGTTCCTGAAGGAACATCTCCAGAAGACGCAATAAAACTTATCAATGCTGCTACACCAACAAGTTATACATGGGGTGAAGTACCTGCTGCTGCATTAAAAAATGTTCCTAAAGACATTGTTCCTGCATTAAAAGGCGTTGTTCAACCATTTTTACAACCTGTTGATACAATGGAAAGTCTTATTAAAGCAGGCTCTGCAGGCTTAACAAATATTCTTCCTCAATCAGTATTACAATATGCTAACCCTGAAAAACTTAAAGAAGCACAAACTACTTCACAAGCAATTGGTGGTCAGTTTACTGAAGAAAACTTAAAGCGTATGCTTGCTGAACAGCCTGTAAGTTCTGCAATGCTTGGCTCTAGTTTATTAAGTGGTGGAGGTTCTGCATTACAAAAAATTGGTCAATTAGGCAAGACTGAAAACATAATTGGTAGAACAGGTGAAATATTAAGCACTACAGGTAAATATACCAACCCATTAACTCCAGTAGTTAAAGGTGCTGAATATGTTGCTCCTAAAATTATTAAAGGTGCAGAAAGTTCAGCTAAATGGTTAATGCAAAGCGCACTTAAACCAACTCCAACACAATTAAAATCAGGTCAAGCTCAAACTGCTATTGATACATTATTAGAATATAATATTAGTCCAACCAAAAAAGGTGTTAGGCTGCTTGAAAATAAACTTGATGACCTTAATGCTCAAATTAGTGAAAAAATTGCTAATTCAACAGCAACTCTTAGTAGAGATGATGTAATATCTTCATTGCAAAGAGTTAAACAACGCTTTGGTGAACAAGCAGACCCTGTATCAGACTTAGCAGCAATTGAAAAAACAGGTGAAAATTTTGCAGCAAGTCATCCTAAACAATTGTCAGTTCAATTAGCTCAAAAACTTAAAACTGGAACTTATAGAGCATTAAAAGGCAAATATGGCGAAGAAGGTGCTGCATCTGTTGAGGCACAAAAAGCACTTGCTAATGGGTTAAAAACTGGTATTGCTCAAAAAGTTGAAGATATAGCAGCTCTTAATGCCGAAGAGTCTAAAATATTTGATACATTAGCTGTTACTGAAAGACGAGCTTTAATGGAAATGAATAAAAACCCAGCAGGTCTTGCTTTATTAACTCAAAGTCCTGAGCAATTTGCTTTATTTATGGCTGATAAAAGTGCTGCATTTAAAGGTTTATTAGCTCGTGTATTATATAAAGGTAGTAAAGTTCTTGGCTCTGGAGAAATTAAAGTTCCTAAATTTATGAGTTCAACAGGAACTGCTCAAATTCCATATCAAGGTATTTTATCAGCAACACAAAGTCCAATTACAGCAGGTGTAGGTGCAGTTATGCCTGGTCTGTTACAAAGCACACAATAAAGGAACAGTAATGGTCAAGACAGACGTAGAAGCACGTTTAAGTACGCATGAAGAAGTATGTGCGTTACGTTATGAGCAAATAAACGCAAGACTCAAACGCCTAGAACAAATACTTTTAGGCACAGCAGGTTTCGTTATTGTATTTTTGTTGACACAATTCACAAAATGACATTTATTACAGAGAACAATATAGCAAACCTATATTCAGCTCTGATAGAAATGCCCATATTTGACGAGTATAAACTACCACCTGCATCTAAAGTAGACTTCGTAGTATTGCATGACAATACTATATGCGGACAATATGAGCCACCAGAACAAGGTGAGCCTCATGTTATTACTATATCTACTGCACGCCATTCTCATCTATATCCTGTCTTAATGACTCTATGCCATGAACTTATTCACATGTGCGTATATATAGACTCACCCAAAACCGAGCAGTATGCTAGTCATAAAGGTTTATTTTTAAAACTACAAAAACGTGTAGCCAAGATGTATGGCTTTGACCCAAAGGAGTTGTAATGAATATGGAAAAAATAACAAATATGCTTTTCCCTGTAATAGTATCTGCTATTGCTTGGTTACTTACATCTATGTCATCTATTCAAGCTGACCTTATTAATATAAAATCTAAAATGCCTATTCTTATTACAGAACAAGGTGTACCAACTGACAGTCCAATATCAGCAGAACAAAGAGCTAGACTTAAAGAAGAACTTAAATTGCAAATTGCTGAAATAAATATTCGTGTAAGACTTTTAGAAGAGCATGAAAAAACTAAAGGATATAAATAATGTTATCTATATTATCTGGAATACTAGGTTTTGCTACAAGCGGACTTCCTAGTTTACTATCATTCTTTCAACAAAAAGGTGACCAAAAACATGAACGAGAAATGGCTAAACTTCAAACAGAACGTGAACTTGAACTTGCAAAAGCTGGTTTCGTATCTCAAGAAAAAATTGAAGCAATTAAACTTGACCAAATAGAAACACAAACATACGCAGAAGAACGTGTAGCATTGTATGACCATGACAAAAAACTTGTAGATGGTGCAAGCAAAACAGTTAAGAACTGGAACGCTATGGTAAGACCTGTAGTAGCTTTTATCTTTGTAGGTGAGTTAGTTCTTATTAACCTTATCTCATTAGCTTGGGCTATGTGGTCAGGTGTAGACTTTGTTGTAGCATCTCAAGAAGTATTTGGTTCTGAAGAAATGGCTATTACTGCGTCTATTATTGGCTTTTACTTTGGTTCTCGCACATGGGAAAAGAAACGTGAAAGCATCTAATGTTTGCATACAACTTCTTAAACATCATGAGGGTGTTAGGTACAAGCCTTATACTTGCCCTGCTGGTCTGTGGACTGTGGGTGTTGGTCATCTTATCGGTGATGGTAAGTCTTTGCCTAGAGAGTGGAACAAAACTTTTACACAGGCTGAAGTAGATGGAATTCTTAAACGAGACCTCAATCGCTTCGAGCTGGGAATATCTAAGATGTTACCTAACACGCCTCTTAGACAACACGAGTTTGACGCTATCTTATCTTTCTGCTTTAATCTTGGTCTTGGTTGCTTTCAACGAAGCACCATCCGTCAAGCGTTGTTACGTGGCGATAAAGAAGCGGCTATGGAGTCGTTAGTCAAATATTGCAGAGCTGGTGGCAAGATATTAAAAGGTTTACAAAACAGAAGATTAGATGAACGCAAATTGTTTTTAGGTATATAATAGATTATCTCATTAATGAGAATTCTATGAAAATACTTTTATTAGATATTGAATGCGCTCCAAATCTTGCAACAGTTTGGGGAATATGGCAGCAAAATATTGCGCTTAACCAGTTATTAGAATCATCTTATACTTTATGCTATGCTGCTAAATGGTATGGTGAATCAAAAATTATGTTCGATTCAGTATATAAAAGTAATCGTAAACATATGCTTAATAGTATTCATAAATTAATGGATGAAGCAGATGCAATAGTTCATTACAATGGACTACAGTTTGATATTAAAATGTTAAATGGTGAGTTTTTACAAGCTGGCATGCCACCACCAAGTCCAGCAAAGCATATAGATTTACTTAGGGTTGCTAGAAGTCAGTTTAGGTTTGTATCAAATAAACTTGACTATGTATCTCAAAAATTAGGTTTAGGTAAAAAAACAGACCATGAGGGTCATGAATTATGGCTAAAGGTTATGAATAATGACCGCCAAGCATGGAAACGTATGGAAGCATATAATAAAAATGATGTTATATTATTAGAAAAATTATATGATAAATTTAAAGGATGGATAAGTAATCATCCAAATCATAATTCATTTTCTGATGGTACTGTTTGCCCAAATTGTAACTCTGCAAGATTAACTAAACAAGGTAGTTTTATTACTAGCTCTAGAAAATATCAACGTTATCAATGTAAGGATTGCGGAAAATGGAGCAAGTCAGTGAAATCAGAGAAATTAAACCACGACTTAGTTACCAGCATATAAGGAAAATTATGGACATCTCAGCATTATGTGAGCATATCATAGGCAAAGAAATTGTAGAGGCCGAAGCATATACTGACCCGTCTGTTTTAATTATTACTTTATCTGATGACACATATATAGAAATTACAGTTGATGCTATTTACTCAGAGGTGCCAGCATTAGATGACTGACATTATTTTACCTAACGGTGAAGTAGTAGATAACTATAGTAGTAACTACAGGTTGTATTGTGAAGCAAAATGGTTATTAACTAAAGATATTAATTTTAGACGTGAATGGTTATGTAAAATAGCTGAAAAACGTAAAAATGAATTAGAACCACTAAAAACCTATTTAAAAATGTTATTTGACTTAAAATAAGTGGCCTTAGAGACATTATTTTAATATGCCCTATATATACATATCAATTTATAATAAAAGTGTCTCTATGGATGACTGCGTGCGTTTTAAATACGTTTTGCTAGTTTATACCAAGTTTTAATGTAATCTTTAAGACTATCTATTGAATTTCCAAGATAAATAAGTGATGTTTGTGATATTTGATAATATTTTGAAATATGAATACCTGTATTATCTGAATATCCATTAATAAGTATTACAGTAAAATTAGGTTTCTTTGATAAGGCTTTAAGAAGTATTTTTTGACCTTCTGAAATTTCTTCATTATCACGTTTCCATTCTGCCAATAAAAACTTATCATTAATGCCGTATACCATATCTAAGTTAGATGGCATAATTTTAGGACTATCTTCAAATAATCCTTTTAAAAAACCAAAGTCAGTATGACTTGCCATTTGATTTCTCATTCCATTAGACACAAATAATTATTCCATTTGAACCAACTTGACAAACTGTTACAGAACCATCAGGTGCTAATATAGTAGTAGTTTGACTAAATACTTCTTCAGTCCAAAAAATAGCTAATCCGGCCATGATTACAATAAATATCCAATATATTTTAGTCATCTAAATCCTCAAGTCTTTCTAAAAACGCAGTAGTTTGCATATCATTATTATCTTCATCAGTATTACTAAATATAATATCATCTTCAAAAGTATTAACTAACTCTTGAATTTCATTTTTATCACGTTGTAATTTATCAATTACTAATTGTGCATAACCTACAATATCAACCCATGAATCCATATAATTTGCATCGCCATTTACAATACGGCTTATTTTATGAGCAATCATTTCTAATGACTCTCGCTGATAAAATGCTAACTTATTAGCAGTGTCACCAAGATTAATTGCTTGTTTTATTAATTGTGTTGTTGTTGCATTTGATGAAAAATCACCATAACGATTGCCACGTTCATCTAAAATATTATTAATATCTGTCATAAAATAAGTCCTTGTTAAATATAGTATTATTATAATAACATATAAATGATAAAAAGTGTATTATAATCTTACTGTTTTTGGTTTATTTCTTTGGTTAAAAGGTGTTGGATTAGGCAACATAATAACACCTTCGGTATGTAATTTTATTAATCTTCTATAGTTTAATCTCAATGCGACACTCAAATCTTTACGTGTTGCTTCTGGGGTTTTTTCTAAATATTCTTTAATTAAATTAGCATGCTTTAAATCATCAAGTTGTGTATACATATTTTCTCCTATAGTCTAGTTTGCTCGAAACATTCTAGATGACTTTTAGCAAAGATATTAGGTTTAATTTCTTCGTATAATTCACCTTGAATACATTTTAAATTCATACTGTATTGTTTAACAGTACATTTATATTCCATAATTCCCCATGTAATTGCTGACCCAATAATAATACCAACAATTAGTTCAGCAGTACCTTTCCATTTATAATCCATTGTTAGCCTCTACAAGACGTTTACTATCATATTTAGATAATACTTTATATTCCTCTATGGGTTCACCAGGAACTAATGGTGTTATCTTAATATGATGCGTTGTATTTTTTAGGTCGTTTAAATATGAAAGCTGATTAGGATGAAATGACCATAAATAAGACTTCTTTAAATCACCAGACCTAACATCAAACTCCTCATAAAGCCATGCTACAGGTTCTTTTTTAGCCATTAGTAAAACACCATCCTTCCTATGTGCGTTTTTTTGCGTTTACCAAACCATTCTTTTTTTTGCGGTATTGAGTCATCATGGAAATATAAAGCATTTGCAACTGGGTTAGCATGTTTATTATGGACAATCGTATCAATAACCAAAAGTTTAGTTTCCAAATACGCCCTTTCATTAATGGGTAAATGACGTTCATCCGTAACCCCAATAAACTGACCATTAGCATAAACAACAGAACATACATCACGACCCCAATAACCAGTATGTAACCTATTACGTATAACATTTATAACACCTACCTTTTCTTCTAGTGTTCTATTATTAACTTCATGGTACACCGCTGTCGCATAACATGAAACGTCTAATTCTAAGTTATGTATATCCATTAGATTTATTTTGAATTAAATTTTTATTCATTAATGCAACTTGTTGAATTTCAAATTTATTTTTATTATTTATTAAATTTAATTTTGACTCAGCTTTTGCTTTATGAATATATAAACATTCATCTAATGGTGATTTGTCATGTTTAAATACAATTGCCCATCTTGTAAAAATTGTCATTATATTTGCCTTTTAAATAATTTACTAGTATAAACTTAATGTATTTACAGTATATTTTAAGTCTTAAATTTTATATAATCTTATTGTATTGTGCAATTATGCATATACATTTTAAGGAGAAATATTATGTGGACAACTCCAGCAGCTACAGAAATGCGTTTTGGCTTTGAAGTCACAATGTATGTAATGAATAAGTAATTGCATTATGAGGACATGTCTAAAAAGGCATGTCTTCACCTTCTGCCGCAGGTTTACTATATTCCGTGTTTTTGTTTTCTTTTAATTGTACAGTGCCTGAAACAAACTTACCTTTTGCGCTTTCGCGTATCCAACCTGATAGTCTAAATTCAATACCATCAACATTCATATTCCCAGTCCAATCTGGTCGTTTTGGGTTTTCACCCTTGTCATTAACAAATAATGTAAATGTGTTTGTGTTATCATACTGTGCCATGCTAGTTCTCCTTAGTGTAAATAGGTTTTTTCTTCCATCGTGTTGGTTCTGTGTCAGACTCAACAAATTGCATAAATTCTAATAATAATGGTTTGTACCACTCTAACCATTTATCATCTTTCTTAACTAACTCTACAGTTATACCACTTGGGGTCCAAACACTAAACCATCCTTGTTCACGATCGCAGCAATGTATTTGCATTTGAACTTGCCAATAATATCTATCTGGTATTCCATCATAAAATTCTTGTGTAAATGGACATTTAAACTCTACTGGGTCACCATTGTAAAATGCATCAGGACTAGCACCTATAGGTAAACTATTATGCACTATAAGTTTATTACCTGATTCGCATATATCACTCATACTTTTTTCAAACTCAGACAAAGCATCTTTCTCATGTAAATTACCCCATTCAGTCATTTCATTGCCTTCAAATGGAGCTTCTCTTAAAGTCATTTGACGCCAAAGTTTTTGTCTTTCGTTTACAGAAGCCCAAGCATTAGATGCTGTTACAATATTATGCCTACGTTTATCTAGCAAATGACTCATGCTGCTTTCTTAAGTTCATTGGCATAGTCACGTAATTTATCTTGCATTTGAGGTGTAAGTTTAAAAAATGCTTCTTTTAATTTACCATCATTGTTTGCTGTATATAAACCAACTTTAGCTAATTCAATATCTTTTTCTGTAATAACTTCTTCAACTTTTTCAGACTCTGGGATATCTTCACCGCTGTATATATATAACCCAATGCCATGTAATGCAATAGCTTTAGCTAAACAACGCTGCATAGCAGTATTAACTGCCATAGCATCAGGGTTAATAATTGCTTTATTGCGATAATCTAACACAGGTAGTTGCGCTGTCATTATTTTACCAAACGCAGTAACAGAACAAAATACCATTAAAGTATCACCAAACTGTTTAGGTTCTTTATAGTCCCATGTAGCAGATGGATCTTGCTGCAGTAATGTATCTACTGCCCATGCCCATGATAAATATGATAGACCGTTTTTCTTTTCAATATGTTCATTAACATTAATCTTGCGTAGTTCTGTGTATTTCATTTACATTCTCCGATTGTCTTAAGTTTTGTATCGCTCTTTGTTGTCTTTCAAACCTGTCATTATCATCTTTTAATTCTTGAGTAGCTAGTTGAATTTGCATAATAATTGCGTCTAAATCATCCATTCTAATACTCCATAAAATAATATTACAATTAAAAATAATAACACACCTTGTTTAAAATCACGTTGCTTTTCTAATTCACTTTTTATGGGTTTATATTCAACACCATATCTTTCACGGTATGTTCTAGGAGTTTTAAAGTGCCATTGGTTATACCATGTATAATGTTTATCTTTATTCCAACCCCAATTATCCATCATGTTTCTCTTGTTGTTCAAGTTGATGCTGCTCTTCTAATTCTTTTTGACGCCAAAATTCTTGTTGGTCTAAATATTCATCATAATCTAACCATCGTTCCATTATATAAGTCCCCCAACTTTACCCATCATATATATACAAAAAGCTACATAAAGCCAAAAAGCAATCGCACTTAATATCATTGTTCGTAATTTCATATAATCCCCATATTTAATTAACGTAAAGATATTCTACACTTGTTATTTTGAAATGTACACACTTTTTTTCAATATTTGTAAGTTATTGATTTTTAACAACTTTTATTGTATCCCATATTCTACCTCCTTGTTCCCATAGGCGTTGACTTACTTCAGAATGAGGATAAGGTTCTGCCATAACAAGTCTTTTACATCCTGTGTTAAGTAATACTTTAATACAATGCACACAAGGTGCTGTAGTGCAATATGCTGTATATATTTCTTTTACATCTTTACAATTAATAACAGCATTCATTTCGGCATGAATAGATTCACATTTATCAAGACCTTGACCTGATTCATAATAAGCGCCTTCACATGGAATATCTATACAATGATCAAAACCAGATGGCACGCCGTTATAACCTGTAGCAAGTACTTGATTTTCTTTTGACACAAGAATACAACCAACTTTACGGCGTATACATGTACCTCTTGATGCTGCAAGTTTTGCCATAGTTATAAAATATTTGTCTATACTAGGTCTCATTATGCAACCATTTAATAAATTCACCGCCATGCGATGGATATAAACCATTTAATAATTGCTGCGCATCAGATAAATCAATCTTTGGTCTTTTTATTTCATAAAATGTATCTTTATGTAATATTGTATCTAACATATTAAAATGCCGTTCATATACATGAAATGATTCTACAAAATGATGATATCGACCTTGCGGTATATTAAGTGCGACAGCCACAATTTCCCAACATAAATTAAAAAATGGTAAGTCATTACCTAAACCATAAATAGCATCTTGACTACGCATGTGTACAGTCATATTTAAAACACCATCTCTAATTCTAAAACCTAAAGTGGATGTACAAGGTACATCATTATTATCAGAAAACAAATGTTGATGAGAATTAAATATAGATACCAATGCGCGGCGTGAGTCTTTATCTCTTGTTAATTCATTAACTACAAAACCAAGACCAGCTTTAGTAAATAAATAGTAACCATAATTACTATGCAATTTTCCATTAGTTACACATTTTTTCCATATTGCAGCTTCATTACAAATACTCAAGTCTTCTAAACTACCTTTAAAATACCATTGAATTTCTTTTTTAATATAATTTATATTTAACTTACGTGATTCAAAATTAATAAATTTATGATATGGTAAAAAATCTATATGATAATTTTCTAGTTCTTTTGTTAACATTCCACGTGGTGAGCGTTCTTTACCTCTTACATGTAAATCTCTGTAAATTTTTGTATACAATAGTTTTTCATTCATAGTAGATTCCGTTATACACTTTCAATAATACGTTTTAAGTCAGGACCTACCCAACCTTGTGGTTTAACAACATCTAATGAATTTTTACGCTTTGACTGTGATGCATCAGATGCTCTTACTTTATCCATATTTGAACGTTGTACTTCATCCCATAGTTGCTGCCAAGGTAAACCCATCATATATGCAGTTCCCATTGCAACATAAACAATATCAACCAATGCATCTGCCATACCTACTACATCATCCAAATTTGCACTTAAAATAAATTCATTTAACTCTTCTTCCAAAAAATGTGCGCGATATGCCTGAGTAGATTTATCTAATGCTATAGGTTTACCTTCATATTTCAAACCAAATTTGTTATGAAATTCAACTACATCTTGATAATTTGTCTTCATATAATCCTTTTAAATTAATAATTCTTGCCATTTGCTACTACTGCCCCATGGTCCTTCCACATCTTTTAAACTTGGAAATAATCTTGGGTTTCTTTCTGGATTAAACTTTAATTCCCAAATACAATTTCTTGATAAATGTGGAAATAATGGTGCAAAAATTGTTGCTAAATAATTAGAGTCATAATATGTTTTAAATTTATCAAATATTTGTTTTAAATCTTCAGTTAAATAATCTTTATAATCTTTAATTGATGCAAATGTACCCCAATGACCAACAATTTCCCAACCTGTATCTTCTAATGCTGCTCCAAATGCATTATATGTCATTTCATTAACATGGTTTGCTGCAGCACCAACTTTACTGTCATAACATGGAGTAGATAAAAAAACTGTTCCTCCTTGTTCTATTAACTTAGAAAAGTTTAACATCATTCTTCTGCAATGCTCAGGTTCTATATGTTCTAAAACTTCAAAACAAACTATAACGTTTGGTTGGTAATTTAATTTATCTACAGTTAACAAAGCGGCATCTGTTTCAGATAATAGTTGATGAGGTTTCCATGTTGACGTAGCAAAATGTTGAGGCATTTCTATTTTAGAAACATCAGCTGCAGCATAAAACAATGGAGCAAGTCTTGAAGAATGTAATAATTTTGCTAATGGCATTTCTTTACCGCATCCTATATCAAGTATTTTAGCTGTTTTATATCTACCATTTGCAGATATCCATTTTACTACATGAGTCCATCTTAAGCAATGAGCAATGTAATCTCTATGTAAAAACCCTCTCGTTTCAGCCTGATCTATACTTAAAAATGTTTTATCTATTGCTTTTCCAAATTCATTTGCCATTCTTATCTCCAATGTTGATATAAATTACAATATAATCATATATTATAACTATAGGAAAAGTAAACACTTTTTTTCAAATTGTGTGATATAATATTTTTTATCAATTTTTTAAGGAGAAATGATATGCCAAGAGGCGGCAAAAGAAAAGGTGCAGGTAGACCTAAAAATACAATTGAAACTATTGGAGTTAAATACACACTGCCAATAGAATATAAAGATATTATTAAATCATTAGGGGGTTCTAAATGGATTATTAATCAGGTAAAGTTATATTTACACTTGTAGTATTCTGGAGATTATATGAAAAAAATAAGAAATTGGAATAAATTTCAACACTTTAAAAATAAAAGTTCAATGATTTGGTTTAAGGTTTATGGTCGAGATATTTTAAACGATCCTGACTGGCATGATCTTACATACGAACAAAAATCAATACTTTTTGAGCTGTGGTGTTTAGCTTCTGAAAAAAATGGTATTTTACCAGATGAACGTAAAATAGCATTTAGGTTGCATACAACAAAAGAATTTATAATCAATAAGTTAAAAGAGTTAGACAATTGGTTTGAGCAAGATGATATAATTGATATATAATTGATATATAATTGCTATATACAAAGTGTGTGCTATATAAGATAATATAATAATATAATATAAAAAATAATATAAAAGGAGATTATATGGAGATAAATGAAATACTTTCCAAGTTTCAAAAGGTATATAAATCAGGCAATGATCAATGGCAATGTCTTTGCCCAGTTCATGAAGATAAATCACCTAGTGTTGGTATTAAACTTGTTAACGATGGAAGAATATTAATACATTGTTTTTCTGGATGTAACACAAATGATATTTTAGATGCTGTTGGTTTAACTTTTGATAATTTATTTCCCAATAGACTTGAAGATCATATGAAACCAGTTAAAAGGGCATTTAATCCTTACGTTGTTTTATCATCTTTATCTAATGAAATTTTATTATGTACATTAGCAGCATTAGAATTATCTAAAGGAAAAACTTTAATAGAACAAGATAAAGAACGATTAATATTAGCATACCAACGAATTAAGGATGCTTATATATTATGTCATTAGAAGACACATTAAATAAATTAGTTATAAATGAAGATCAAATTAAAAATTATTTTTTTAGAAGGGAATCAGATGAATATCTTAAAATTAAAAGTCCTAGTACTTATTTGGAACATACAATACGTTACTTTAATGGTGAGATACAAAGCGGTGCGATTTTACCGTTTAGTAAAACGCATGACCTTTGGCGTTTACGTTTAGGCGAATTTACAATTTGGTCCGGTTATTCAGGGCATGGCAAAAGTATGTTATTAAATTATATTATTTTACACTTGTTAAAAAATTATAAATGTTTAGTAGCTAGTTTTGAAATGACACCAAAAGCAACATTAGCAAGATTTATACGTCAATCATTAGGTAGTGATATGCCGACAGATAGTTATATTGAAGAGTTTTTAAATAAAGCAGATAATAAACTTTGGATATATGATCAATTAGGTTCTACCAATGCCAATAAAGTATTATCAGTTATTTATTATGGCGCGGAGCAATTAGGTATACAGCATTTTGTAGTAGACAGTTTAATGAAGTGCTCTATTAATGAAGATGATTATAATGGTCAAAAGAAATTTTGCGATCAATTAGCTATTGCAGCAAGAGACCTTAATATACATATTCATCTTGTAGCACATAGTAGAAAAACAATGGACGAGTTTAATCAAGCACCTTCTAAATTTGACGTGATGGGTAGTAGTAACATAACTAACCTTGCTGATAATGTATGTAGTGTTTTCAGAAATAAAAAGAAAGAGGAAGATATTGCATTTAATAATTTATCTGAAGATCAAATTAAAATTACACCAGACGCATATATGAATTTAACAAAACAAAGGCATTTTGAATGGGAAGGTAAAATTCCACTATGGTTTGAACCAAAGTCTTTACGTTATAAGGATACACCAATATGAATTTTGAAGAAACTGAATGGTATAAACAATTTGGTCCATGTGAATATAAAATTACATTAAATAATGGTCAAGTACTTAAAAGTGATAAATGGAGAGATTATGATAAAGTGGAATTTAACAAAACTGAATTTACCAATTTTAATAGACAAATTAAGAACGCTAGACTTAAGTAAAAATTGGAGAGTTAATATTAGTGAGCATAAATATATTAGATCAATATCACAAAATGACCGTTATTGGTTAATGTTAAAAGAATTGGGGTCTTATTTGGGTTATACCGATATTGAACTTCATGATTTATTAAAATACAAGTTTTTAGCAGAGCAAAAAGAAATTGCTGGTCAACCAGTTATAGTAATTAAATCTACAAGTTCATTAAACACTGAAGAGTTTTCAGAGTATAATAGAAATGTAGAACGTTTTGCACATGAATACGGGTTTAAATTTAATAATGATATACCGCAATACTAAACTAATTAAACTTGTAAGGGATATACCATGTCAACATTGTGGTATACAATCAGAAACTATATGCGCCGCTCATCGTAATGAGGGCAAAGGCATGGGTATTAAAGTTTCAGATGCTTTAATTGCGGCATTATGTTTTGAATGCCATTATAAATTAGATATGGGTAAAGATTTAAACAAAGAAGAAAAACGAGATATGTGGAACAGAGCTTATATAGGTACAATGCAATATCTTTGGGAACATGAAATGATAGGAATATTATAATGGGAAAAGGCAGCGCACCAAGACCGTTTTCAGATAGACCTAAGTTTGAAGATAATTGGGATAAAATATTTAATAAGAAAAAGAAAGGTGATGATACATCACCGCATTTGATTGAGTATGAACTTAATAAATCTACAGGTGAATTAGAAAAGATAGACAATGGCAACTAGTCCAACTCAGTTAACTTTAAAAAAATTACAAAAAGAAAATTATCCACTATCTCAAGTAGTAGAAAAATGGAACAGTTGGGGAAGAGTTAGAGTAGATTTATTTGGTATTATTGACATATTAGCAATATCAGAAACAGGAGAAACAGTTGGTATTCAAACCACAACACTTACTAATGTTGGCGCTAGACTAAAGAAAATAACTAATAGTGATTCTATAAAACATTTAAGAGATGCTGAATGGCGTATCATTATACATGGTTGGTATAAAAAAAATAACAGATGGCATGTCAAAGAAGTTGATGTTTCATAATGTTAGATACAAATAGGTTATTAGAGATTTTAGATGGTTGGGCACAATGGATGAAAAAGCCTACACATAGATTAGGTTTTCCTTCTAGGTCATTAGTAATGAGTTCTGGAGGTGCTTCTACTGAAGATTCGTTTAATGAATTAATATTAACTCAAGACCAAGATAATATTAGAATTATAGATACATTAATTCATAATCTACCACCTGAACAGCAAGACGCTTTGTATCACAAGTATTTAAGTTCTAAAAAACCATTTGCATATGAATATAAATTAGAACTTGCAATTGACAATTTATTAACTATAGCATCTCGCAAAATAAACGCATAAAATAGTTTACTTTTAATCAAAATTGTAATATAATCCTAGGTTGATGGCCGAATAGTCTCCATCGTTTATATAATCTCCCATTATCCCACTTCGGTGGGATTTTTTTTATCATGAATATTAATGTGTGTGAGCAGTGCGGTGATGTCTTTGACTCAACCGGTTATCTTGTTTGCCCTGATTGTCAATTTGAACATATGTTTATAAGGATACCAAATGAAAAAACCAACAACAAAAAAAGGCAAGATGGCGAAAGTGGGCAAAGTGATGAAGGAATTTAAAACAGGCTCATTACATTCAGGTAAAGGTGGTAAAGTAGTTAAGTCTCCTAAACAAGCTATTGCTATTGCTTTATCAGAAGCTGGCATGGCTAAAAAGAAAGGTAAATAATTATGCCAATGGTCGGAATGAAAAAATTCTCTTATGATGCTAAGGGAAAAAAAGAAGCTAAATCATACGCAAAAAAAACAGGCAAAGCTATGACAGCTAAACCTATGAAAAAGGCAGCAAAACGTGGCAAGTAAACCAGGTTTATGGGCTAATATCCATGCTAAACGTAAACGTATTGCCGCAGGCAGTGGAGAAAAAATGCGTAAGGTTGGTTCTAAAGGCGCACCAACTGCAATGGCTTTAAAACAGTCAGCAACTAAGAAAAAGAAATGATTAAAAAAGGTAAAGAAACGTTCTCAGGTTATAACAAACCTAAGAGAACACCTAGTCATCCTACTAAATCACATGCAGTATTGGCTAAAGATGGTGACCAAGAAAAACTTATACGCTTTGGTCAAAAAGGTGTAAGTGGTGACAAAACAAATACAGATAGAGCAAAGTCATTTAAAGCAAGACACGCTAAAAACATTGCAAAAGGTAAAATGAGTGCAGCTTACTGGGCCAACAAGGTTAAATGGTGATATAATGAAGAAATATGGAAAAGGTAAAGATAGTAAAGGCAAAGGTAAGAAACGCTAAATGGCTTTATATAGCTTTAGCAGTAATAGCTAATATCACTCTTATTATAAATGCAATACATCACTGGTAATGGTAAAATTAGATATATATGTAGGGTATGATGGCAAGGTAGAACCAATTGCTTATCATAATTTCTGTCAATCAGTCATTGAAAAATCTTCTATACCGGTAAGTTTTACACCATTAGCATTAAACACTTTAAAAGATTACAAAGAAACACATACAGACGGTAGTAACGCATTTATCTATTCACGCTTTCTAGTGCCATATCTAAATAACTTTAAAGGTATCGCGCTTTTTGTTGATGGCGATATGATATGCCGTACAGACATAGCAGAGATACTAGCTAACTTTGATAATGACGAAGCAGTAAAAGTTGTTAAGCACAGTTATAAAACAAAGCATCCTGTTAAGTACTTAGGTGCAAAAAACGAAGATTACGAAAAGAAAAATTGGAGTTCAGTTATTTTATGGAACTGCTCACATTGGTTAAACCGTCAGTTAACACCTAAGTTTATTCAAGAGCAAACAGGTAAATACTTACATAGGTTTCAATGGCTCAAGTATCCTGAAGAACAAGTAGGTAAACTAGACGAAACATGGAATTGGCTAGAAACAGAATACGAATATAACCCAGACGCTAAACTAATACATCATACTTTGGGTACGCCGTGCTTTAAAGATTATCAGTCTACAGATTATGCCCAAGAATGGTGGGAAACATATCAACGCATGATATATCCACTTAAAGGTAACAATAAAGAGTCAGAACTATAACAGAGGGCAACCAACCTATAAGGAGTTGCATAACAATGGATAATAATGAAGATAAAGAGTCTAAAGTAGGAGCCCCAGTCGGTAATACAAATTCTAATAAAAACAACAGGATATGGGCAAATACAATTAGGAAATTAGCGGTCCAAGAAGACTATAAACGTATACATGCTATTGCAGAGAAGTTATACGAGAAGGCCATAGAAGGCGACCTAGGTGCTATTAAAGAAGTAGGTGACAGATTAGATGGTAAAGCAGTGGCAACACAAGAATTAACAGGTGCAGATGGTAAAGACTTACCTTCTGGGATAGGAATTGTCTTTGTCAAGCCAGACGACAGCCAAGTTTCCTGATAAACTAGATTTCTTATTTCAGCCACATAGATATAAAGTGGCTTATGGCGGTAGAGGAAGTGGTAAGTCATGGTCTATGGCTAGAGCATTGCTTATAAAAGCAGCTAGTGAGCCAACACGTGTTTTATGTGCTAGAGAGATACAACGCAGTATCAAGCAATCAGTTCATACTTTGCTCAATGACCAGATACAAGCATTAGGTCTAGGGCCTTTCTATGAAGTATTGGAAACAGAGATTAGAGGTCTTAACGGCAGTACGTTCAGTTTTACTGGTCTTGCTACAAATACTGTTGAGTCTATAAAGTCGTTTGAAGGCTGTGACATTGTATGGGTAGAAGAGGCTCAGACCGTTAGTAAAAAATCATGGGATATACTTATTCCTACGATACGTAAACCTAATTCAGAAATTTGGGTGTCATTTAACCCAAATATAGATACAGACGACACATATAAAAGATTTGTGGTAGAAACACCTGACAATGCTAAGGTAGTTAAGGTGAATTACACAGACAATCCTTGGTTCCCAGAGGTCTTGGAAATTGAGAGGCAACATAGCTTAAAGACTAACCCTGACTATGCAAACATCTGGGAAGGTGATTGTAAGGCTGCTGTAGATGGTGCTATATACTCTAACGAGATACGTGAAGCACAAGAAGGTAACCGTATAACAACTGTACCTTATGACCCTATGCTAAAGGTTCATGTAGTGTTTGACTTAGGGTTTAACGACTCTATGGCTATCATATTATGTCAACGTGGTGTATCTGATATACGCATTATTAAATACATAGAAGATAATCATAGGACATTAGACAGTTTCTCATCTGAGATAAGGTCACTAAACTATAATTGGGGTACAATGTTCTTACCGCATGATGGTAAGTCTAGAGATTATAAGTCAGGATTATCAGCAGAAGACATTATGAGGAAACAAGGCTGGACTGTTCGCATAGTGCCAGTATCAAGTATAGAGTCAGGTATTAAGATAGCTAGAATGCACTTTCATAAATGCTATTTTGATAAGTCAGCACAAAGACTATTAGAATGTTTAAAGAATTATAAGAGGTCAATTAACTCATCCACTAATGAACCAGGCGCACCTTTACATGATGAATACAGTCATGGTGCAGATGCCTTTAGATACATGGCTACTTCAGTAGAACAAATGAAGAATGAGTCATGGGGTGGTGAGAAGATAACATATAACAACCGAAGTATTGTATAGGAATTTACTAATGAACTTAGAAGACATGGAAATAATTGCACAGATAGAGGCGCAAGAAAATATAGCCTATGGTGTAAATGATAGTGCATTGTCTAACGATAGAGCAGAAGCGATTGACTACTACCTAGGACAACCATTCGGTAACGAAGAAGAAGGTCGTTCACAAGTTGTATCGTATGACGTTCAAGATACTATTGAGTCAGCTCTCCCTCAGCTTTTAAAAGTCTTTGTAGCCGGTGATAAGGTTGTTCAGTTTGACCCTAAAGGTCCTGAAGACCAAGAAGCAGCAGAACAAGAAACAGATTATATTAACCATGTAGTGATGGAGCAAAACGAAGGCTTCAAGATATTCTACGTATGGTTTAAAGACGCACTACTCTCTAAGAACGGTTATGTAAAAGTATATGCCGAAGAAGAAGAGGAAGAAGAAGAATACGAATACAAGGGGTTGACAGACGCCCAACTTCAAATGTTGGCTTCAGATGAGAATACAGAAGTATTAGAGCATACTGGTTACCCTGACCCAAGTGTCAACATGGATGTTGTCTATCAACAAGCAGCTATGAATGGTGTTGACCCAGCTACAGTTATGCAACCTATGTTACATGACGTTAAGCTCAAGGTTACAGAAAAAGAAACAGAGATTCATATTGAGAACGTAGCTCCAGAAAACATGATGATTTCTGTAGAAGTTAATGGTCCTAACCTACAAGATGCTAAGTTTGTTCAACACAGAGAAGTTATGCAGTTAGCTGACATTGCTGAAACGTTTGACAAGCCATTAGAATACATCAAGTCTATTATGTCAGACCTACGAGACACTTTTGAAGAGGAGTCTAATGCTCGTGATATTTATGATGAAGAATATGATAGAGCTATTGAGTCACAAGAAGCACTCGTTAAAGACACATACATTAAGTTAGATGGTGAAAGATATAGAGTAGTCGTATTAGGTAACACAGTTCTTTATAAAGAGAAATGTGAGTATGTACCTTTCGCATGTATCACACCTATGATAATGCCACATAGACATATTGGTCGTTCTTATGCTGACTTGACTATGGACATCCAGTTAATTAAGTCTACCCTTATTCGTGGTCAGTTAGATAATATGTATCTAGCTAACAATGGTCGTTATGCAATATCTGACAGAGTAAACCTAGACGATATGCTAACGTCAAGACCAGGTGGTATTGTTCGTGTAGATGGTGACCCAGGTACAGGTATTATGCCTTTATCACATCCACCATTACCAGCATCATCATTCGGTATGGTTGAATACATGGACTCTATGAAAGAGAAGAGAACAGGTATCACAGCTTACAATCAAGGCTTAGACTCTAATAGTCTTAACAAGACAGCTACCGGTGTAGCACAGATAATGAATGCGTCTCAACAACGTATTGAGTTAGTAGCACGTACATTCGCAGAGACAGGTGTTAAAGAGCTATTTAAACTTGTGCATTACTTGGTAAGAACAACACTTACTAAACCAGACATTATTCGTTTACGTAACAAATGGGTAGAAGTAGACCCTAGAGAATGGAAAGCTCGTAAAGACTTATCTATCTCTGTAGGCTTAGGTGCTGGTAATAAAGACCAACAGTTAGTTCACTTAACATCTATCTTACAAATGCAAAAAGAAGCTATTGCTGTTGGCTTAACTAACCCTGAAAAGATATACAACGCATTAGCTAAACTTACACAGAATGCAGGCTTTAAGAACCCTGAAGAGTTCTGGGTTAATCCAGCTAATACACCTGAACAAGAAGGTCAACAAGACAAGCCTTCTGAAGCAGAGATTATGATTCAAGGTCAATTACAGATTGAACAACAAAAAGCTCAAGCTCAACTACAACAAGAGCAAGTACGTTCACAGAATGATGTTATAATTGAACGTGAGAAGATAGCAGCACAAGCTGAGTTAGAAAGATTCAAGGCTCAACTTAAAGCAGAAACAGATTTAGCTATCGCACAAATCAAAGCACAATCAGGGATGATATATGGCGGATAAGTCACTAGAAGAAGTTAAACGTGGTGAACAAGCAACACAGATACTAGATAACCCTCTATACAAAGAAGCTATGGATAAGGTTCGTGAAAGTCTTATTGCTAGTATGGCTAACAGTCCACTAGGTGATGAGAAGACACATAACAAATTAGTTATTGCACTACAACTATTAAACCAAATAAACAAGCAACTTACTGACGTGATGCACACAGGTAAGTTAGCAGCTATTCAAACGGATAAGCCAAGATTTAAAGTATTTGGTTAGTTTCATTCAGAAGTAGTTTTCCAGTATTTTGAATGAAAACCGTTTTGACAGGCAAAAGAATTTAGGTAAGGACAAGCCTACTTAAGACTCTTAGGAGTCTTTTTTATTGTCTAATTTCAAGGAAATAAAACTATGAGTGACCAAGTCGCAGAACAGTCACCACAAAGCCGATTAGAGGCTATGCTAGGTGATAGTATTGAATCAGATGTAATTACACCTGAAGTTCAAGAAGAAGAGAAAGAACAACCACCACTAGAAGCTGAGGCTGAAGCTA